AAAGGCGACACCGCGCCCTACATCATGATGATTGACGCACTAGACCGCAAGGTTTTGGGTCTTTATCGCAATTGGGAAGAGGGTGACGAGACACTCACCAAACTAGATTGGGTAGTAGAGTTCAAATTCATCCCTTGGCGTGGCGCTTACGCTATCGGGCTACCTCACCTCATCGGTGGCCTCTCCGCTGCTGCTACGGGGTCACTGCGTGCCTTGCTGGACACCGCTCACGTCAATAACTCCCTGACCATGTTAAAGCTGAAGGGGGCAAAGGTCTCAGGGCAGACCGACCAGATTGAAATTACGCAGGTAACAGAGATTGAGGGCGGTATTGGCGTGGACGACATCCGCAAGATTGCGATGCCCATGCCCTTCAACCCGCCATCCCCGGTGCTGTTCTCTCTTTTGGGCTGGCTTACGACAGAAGCCAAGGGTGTAGTAACGACCGCCGAGGAGAAGATTGCCGACGCAAACAGCAATATGCCCGTGGGTACGACTCAGGCGCTGATTGAGCAGGGCGCTGTAGTGTTCTCGTCCATCCACGCCCGCCTGCACGATGCCCAACGTCGCGTACTGCACATCCTTGGGCGTATTAACCGCTGGCATTTGGACGAGCAGCGCAAGGGTGACATCGTTGCCGAGTTGCCCATCAAGCGCGAGGACTTCCGCCGCAACAGCGACGTGGTTCCTGTGTCCGACCCGCACATCTTCAGCGAGACGCAGCGCGTTGCCCAGATGCAATCGGTCATGCAGTTGTCTGCCCAGTTCCCGCAGATTTTTGACCAGCGGGCGGTAGTCAGCAGGATGTTGAAGCAACTGAAAATATCAAACATCAACGAATTGATGCCCAATACGGGTAAACCCGCAGAACTGAATGCGGCTGATGAGAACAGCGCGATGGCCTTGGGAAGACCGGCCTTTGCCTACCCTCGCCAAGACCACCTAGCGCACATCCAGACTCACCTGACGTTTGCAATTGACCCAATGCTTGGCTCAAACCGCCTTATTGCTCCCAAGTTCATTCCGCAGGTGATGGAGCATATCAAGCAGCATATGATGCTTTGGTACACCCAGCAGGTGCAGGGCTACGTTTTGGCGGCTGGCGACATCAGGCTGGGCAAGTACGAAGAAAGTAAGATAGCCAAAGAGATTGACCGCGCTATTGCCGTGGCGTCCGACCACGTTAGTTTGGACTCCAAGCAGGTGTTCCAAGGCGTATTGCCTGTGCTTGAGCAGCTAGGCCAACTGATGCAACAGTTCAAACCCCCGGCTCCGCCGATGGAAGGTGAGGCTCAGGCTGTGTTGCAGGCGTCTATGGCAGAGACTCAGCGTCGTACTGCAAACGACCAAGCGCGTTTGTCTTTCGACACCCAGAAATTCCAAGCAAGTCAAGCAGAAAAAGCGCAAGACCGGGATGCCAAGGTAGCCATGAACGCCGAAAACAACCTGACTACAGAGCGTATCAAAACCGCAGAATTGACCGTGGACGAAGTCAAGCTGCGTAGTGAGCAGGAGCAAACTGCAATCAAACTAAACCAGTCCACCCAACGTAACTTAGGAGAATGAAATGGCAACAGAAGACAAAGAGCAGCAATCTGAAGAAGTACGTCAGCACACCCGTATGGCAGCAGGTGCTTGGGTTACTGGCGAAACATTAAAGGAGCAATCAAAAGCGACAATTCCAGAGGCTAACAGCGACCACGGTAATTTTTCCCAGCCCAAGGGCATTGAAAAGTCCAATGCATGAAGTTAGTTTCCGACTTTATTAGCGCTGTAAAAGCGCGGCAGGCCGAGATTGAGAAGGGGTTGGCGCATGGGAATGCGTCCGACTTCAATGCATACCAACGCCTAGTCGGAGAAAACTTAGGACTTGAAGCGTCCCTTGAAATTCTTAACTATCTGTTGAAGGAAGATGAAGATGAACGATAGCACGGTAGCGGGTAATGCCGCTGATTTAGAGGAGTCATTTCCTCTTGTAGACCCCGGTGCGATTCCCCTTGGTGCGCGTGTATTGGTGCAGTTGCGCAAAGCCAAAAAACGAATGACTCAATCCGGGATTATCCTGCCTGAAGAAACTCGCGACTCAGAACGGGCGCAAAACCCCGTTGCCAAAGTGATTTCAATGGGGCCGTTGGCGTTTAAAAAGCGCGACACAATGGAACCTTGGGTTGAGGGCATATGGTGCAAGGAGGGAGACTTCCTGCGAGTTCCAAAGTGGACTGGTGACCGCTGGCTTGTTCCACATGGTGACGACGACTGTGTAGAATTTATGGTGCTGAATGACCACGAGGTAATTGCCAAAATTACGGGCAATCCTCTGACGGTGAGGGCATTCGTATGAGCGCCGAAAACGCGGAAGCAGAGGTTATTGTCATTCAGGAGGAAAAAGACGGCTCTGCAACCATTGAGTTGCCGGAAAGTATTCCCTCCCCTGAAACCCAGATAAACGCTGAGGCTGATGAGGCCGATGACCGCGCCAGACAGAAGGAGATGGTGGCCGGTGGCGCTGTAGACGAGGACGCGGAGGCGCTGCGCGAGCAAAAACGCCTCAAGCGACATCGTCGCAAGGAGTATCACAAGCAGGTTTCGACCGAAAAAGACGTAAAACTTACGCTTTTGGAACGTCAAAACCAACAATTGCTTGAGAGACTGTCTGTTTTGGAGCGCAAATCGCACGGAAGCGACCTTGCGCGGCTTGATAAGGCAATCGAAGACCAAGACAGCCGCATTTTGTTTGCAAAACAGAAGATTTCCGAGGCCACTAGGACTGGCAACGGCGAATTGCTAACTTCTGCGCAAGAAATGTGGTTTGAAGCCCGCAGGCAAGCGGAGGCTCTGGCAAACCTGAAGAAACGCGCTGTTGCACCACAGAATCAGCGCACTATTCAGGCTCCAGACCCTCAACTTCAACGCCACGCCAGTAATTGGATGGCAAACAACCCGTGGTACGACCCGAATGGGAAAGACCCCGACTCCCGCCGCGCCCTCAACGAAGATTCAATCCTTGCGGAAGAGGGTTACGACCCAAAAACCGCCGAATATTGGACGGAACTTGACAGGCGCTTGCAAAGAGTAGTTCCACATAGGTATACTGAAGATGCAGACGAGAGACCACGCTCAAGACCGAGAAGTGCTGTGACGAGTTCAGGCCGCGAATTTGCATCGAATAATGGCAAGGGTAATTCATTTACCTTATCACCAGAACAGGTGAGAGCCATGAAAGATGCAGGTATGTGGGATGACGCTGAGAAACGAGCGAAGATGATTCGACGCTACGCCTTAGAAGCACGCAACATTAACGGTTAAGGGGTATAACATGGATTCTCGTTTAAAGAAAAATTTATCTGCTGGAGGCCGCGACAATCGCGGCAGTCTTGATACCATTCGAGAGGCTCCAGAGGACAAAATGGTCTCGTCAGATGAACGTCGCAAGATGTGGAAAGACGAGTGGACACAAAGTGCATTGCCTACTGTCCCCGACATAAAGGGATGGCACCTTTGCTGGTTATCGACGACCAACAGTTACGACAGCATAGATAAACGGATTCGATTAGGGTACGTTCCCGTGAAAGCGGATGAGTTACCTGATATGCGAAATAACCGTGTAAAAGCTGGAGAACATGAAGGTTATATCTCGTGTAATGAGATGCTCTTGTACAAAATTCCTATGGAACTTTATCAAGATGTCATGTCTCATTTTCACCACGAAGCACCGCTTGAAGAGGCGAACAAAATTCGACTTCAAGCAGAGCAAAACGTGGGGCGCGATAGTCGAGGCAGAAGCCTCGGTCAAGTAGAGGGCGATGGGCTTAACGACATTGACAAACCAATACCTGCGCCGCATTTTGCGGGGTAGGATGATTAAACTGAATAAGGAGTAAGACTATGTCTTCAACTAATGCTCCGTTTGGTATGCGTCCGTCTTTCCATCCTTCTGGCTTGGATAGGGCGGTTGCTTTGCCTAGCGGTATTGCCTCGACTTACGCTACTGGCATTTTGAAAGGCCAACCTGTAGCGCTGAACACGAGTGGTAACATCATTGCTGCGACTGCTGGCAGTGCCTACCAAGGCGCGTTTGCTGGTCACGAGTATACCGACACCACTGGTCGTCGCCTCGTATCGAACCAATGGGTTGCAAGCACTGCATACCAAGCTGGTTCTGAAGTGACTTACTACTACTCTGACCCGAACATCGTTTACGACATTCAGGCAGATGGTAGCTTGGCGCAAACTGCTATTGGCGACCAAGCCAACTTCAGCAACACCACCGCTGGTTCCACGACCACGGGTCTGTCGCAATGCACTATCTCTTCAAGTTTGGCTGGTTCAGGTGCTGTCGGTGATATGCGTATCATCGGTTTGACGCCTGCTGTTGATAACGCATTTGGTGACGCATACACGGTGGTTCAGGTTCAAGTGAGCCGAAGCCAGTATGTTGCCACCATTAACGCTATTTAAGGGGGGATAAAAAATGGCCGCTCCAATGCGCAGTACCGACTTTCGTAGCATCGTCGAACCCATTCTCAATGAATGTTTTGATGGTGTCTACGACCAACGTACCGATGAATGGTCACGGGTTTTCCGTGAGCAAGAAGGTATTCCCCGCAATTACCACGAAGAACCCGTTCTTTACGGTTTTGGCGCTGCTCCGCAGTTGCCTGACGGCACCCCCGTCAGCTACCAGCAGGGTGGTGTGCTGTTCCTCCAGCGCTATGTATACAACGTCTTTGGCCTTGCCTTTGCGTTGACCAAAGTTCTGGTGGAAGACGGCGACCATATCCGCATCGGTCAGGTTTACGCCCGCCACTTGGC